TGATCGGGTGTGGGCGGCAGATGGCAAGCGAAACAAGCGTTCGGTGTGGACGGTGACTACCAAGGCGTACAAGGGCGCACACTTTGCCACTTACCCAAAGGACTTGATCCAACCGTGTGTACTGGCAGGATGCCCTGTGGGTGGCACGGTGTTTGATCCGTTCACAGGCAGCGGCACAACTGCTGTGGTGGCATTGACTCACGGACGAAACTATATCGGCACAGAACTAAATCCTGAATATGTGAAACTGGCAGAGGCACGAATTGCTCAAGAAGTCCCTAATACTTTAGAAGGAGTATTTGAATGAAAAAGAAACTAAAGCCAATTGGAAAATGGGTACTAGTCGCAACCAAACTGGGTGGACAAAAGACCACCGAAGCAGGAATCATTTATACAGAAAAGGTTACTTGTAAAATGGTTTGGGGTGAAGTTGTGGATATCAGCCCTGATCTGACCGAGGACATTAAAATAGGCGACAAGGTGATGTGGGACTTGACAAAGAACCTTGGTCGCGGGTATGATGGCAAGGACTTGGTGCATCAGGACTGGATCGCAATGGTGGAGAGATAATGGACTTCTATACAAGCGTTGATCTTCGTGGCAAGAATGTGCTGTATCGCGGATGGCGAAACGGGTGTCGTGTACACGAAGCGGTTCCGTTCTGCCCAACGCTGTATATCAAGTCCAAGCAGCCCACAGGGCTAACAACCATCTACGGCAACCCCGTGGAACCCATAGACTTTGAAAGCGTGAATGACGCTCGTGAATTCATTGACAAGTACAAGGATGTCAGCAACTTTGAGGTGTACGGCAACACAGGTTTCGTATATCAGTACTTGTATAAAGAGTTTCCACACGAAGTGGAGTACGATTTCTCCCGTCTGCGTGTAGCCTTCTTGGATATTGAGACTTCGTGTGACGGCGGATTCCCGTCTGTGGATTCGCCCACCGAACGCATTATTGCCATCACGCTGACTGTGGGCAAGAACACCTATGTGCTTGGGCTTGGAGACTTCTCTCTTGAAGGCGTGGAAGCAGAGTGCTTTGCAGACGAAGAAAGCCTGCTGCGACGATTCGTGGAGATTTGGAAGCACGAAGACCCTGACATTGTGACAGGATGGAATATTCGCTTCTTTGATATTCCGTACTTGGTGGCTCGCATGAATTGGATTGCCGAAGAGTGGGGCAATGCCCTGTCGCCGTGGGGGCGGTTGCGTGAAATGACCGTGAACCGAATGGGACGCGACCAAAAGGTGTTTACCATTGCAGGTATTTCCACCCTTGACTATTTGGAACTGTACATGAAGTTCACCTATGTCAAGCAGGAGTCGTACTCCCTGAACCATGTGTGTTCGGTTGAACTGGGTGAGGAAAAGGTTTCGTATAACGAGTACGATACCCTTCAGGAGTTCTACACACAGAACTTTCAAAAGTTCATGGAGTACAACTACAAGGATGTGGAACTGGTTGCCAAACTGGAAGAGAAACTAAAACTACTTGATCTTGCTGTGGCACTAGCGTATTCTGCCCGTGTAAACTTTGAAGATGTGTTCTCCCAAGTCCGTACATGGGATGCCATTATTCACCATCACTTGATGAGCAAGGGCATGGTGGTTCCGCAGAAGCGTGAAGCAGAAAAGAAGGAACAGTACGCGGGTGCGTATGTGAAAGACCCCCTTGTGGGAATGCACGATTGGGTGGTGAGTTTTGACTTGAACTCTCTGTATCCCCACCTTATCATGCAGTACAATATTTCACCTGAAACCAAAGACACCAATCCCATATGGAAGCGAAATTTGGTTTCGCCTGATTCCATCTTGAGCAGGAATCGTGGTGAAGTGGTCAAGACATTTATTGATCCTGCTGAATACTTGAACGATGCCAAGACGCACAATCTGTCGGTTGCAGCAAACGGCGTAGCGTTCCGCAAGGATCGTCACGGCTTCCTGCCTGAACTCATGGAAATCATGTACGAGGAACGCAAGCGGTACAAGGAACTCATGTTGGGCAAGCAGAAGGAATTGGAAGCACTTCCGCCTGATGCTCCCGCAAGCAAGCGCAAAGCCATTGAGTACGAGATTTCCAAGTACAAGAACTTTCAGATGGTGCGAAAGATTCAGTTGAACTCCGCATACGGAGCCATTGGAAACGAGTACTTCCGGTTCTTTGATGTGGCACTTGCAGAGGCTATCACCCTGTCAGGGCAGTTGAGTATTCAATGGATCGGTGAAGCACTCAATCGGTATCTAAACAAACTTTTCAAGACCACAGGCGAAGACTATGTGATTGCCAGCGATACCGATTCCGTGTATCTGAAACTTGGTCAGGCAGTACGGCAAGGCTTCAAGACCGAACCCGAACCCGAAAAGGTTGTGCCGTTCTTGGACAAGTTCTGTGAGCGTGTGCTGCAACCGTTCATTGACAAGGAGTTTGCAGAGTTGGCTAGCGTGACCAATGCGTATGCCAACAAGATGTTCATGGGGCGAGAAGTAATTGCACAAAAGGGCGTGTGGACTGCCAAGAAGCGGTATATGTTGTCGGTGTGGAACAGCGAAGGCGTGCAGTACAAGACTCCCAAGTTCAAGATCATGGGTATTGAAACCACGCGGTCCAGCACTCCTGCGTTTGTGCGTAAGGTGCTGAAGACTGCAATTGAAATGGTGCTGCTAAAGGACGAGTCCACGCTACAGGATTTTGTGAAAACTACCCGTGAAAAATTCAAGGCATTGCCCCCTGAATCAATGGCATTCCCCCGTTCAGTAAACGGAATGGGTCAATACAAGGACTCACAAACCGTATATCGTAAATCCACACCTATTGCGGTCAAGGCTGCACTGCTCCACAACCACTTGGTGCGGAAGCACAAGTTGGACAAGAAGTACAGGATTATTGGTGAGGGAGAAAAGATTAAGTTTATCTATTTGAAGACTCCCAATCCTATACACGAGCATGTGATTGGTTTCACAAATTCCTTGCCCGCAGAATTTGAACTAACAAAATATGTGGACTGGCAAATGCAATTTGACAAATCGTTTATTGAACCGCTCCGCAGTATTACAAATGCTGTGGGATGGAAAACTGAACAACAGAATACTTTAGGCTCGCTTTTCGTTTGATTCGTTGATAGATACTGTGCTCTACTATAACCCCTTACAATGGAGATTTACAAATGGCAACACTAATTTTGAAGATGCGTAGCGGTGAAGAGATTATTGCAAAGGTGACTGAAAAGTTTACTGGTGAGAACATTACTGGATATCATCTAAAGAATCCGTGCATGTTGATTCCTGTTCCCGGTCGCAACGGTCAGGGTGCTAGCCTTGCCATCGTGCCGTGGATGGCTTCGATCAAGCAGGATCAGGGTTTTGAAATTCCCAAGGATGCCGTGCTGTTTACCGCAGAACCAATGGACGATCTAGCCAACGAGTTCAGCAGTGCTTTTGGTTCAGGACTCGTGATTCCTAGCAAGGAGATGGCGATTCCCTCGCTCAAGTTGACTACTTGAGATGGCAATTATTGAATTAAATAAGCAGTACCTTTGCAACCTCCTTCGTGAGAGGAAGGAGTGGTTGCAAAATGAAGTAAAGAGATTGATGCTTGACAAAGCGTCGTCTTCTGTTATGATTGAGCAGTACATCGGTGAGATGGAAACTATTGACACACAACGAAAGGCATTAGGCAAATGAATCTAAAGGACATTCTAAAGGCATCAGGCAACAAGTACGGCAAGATTGCAATTGAAGGGCTGGACGGTAGCGATACCCAATCGTACATTTCCACAGGCTCGTATTCGTTCAACGCTTTGGTGAGTGGTTCGCTGTACGGTGGTCTGCCTGACAACAAGATTGTAGCCCTTGCAGGCGAGCAAGCCACAGGCAAGACCTACTTTGCCCTGAATGTGGTTCGTGAGTTCCTGAATGTAGACGAGTCTAGCATGGTGATATACTTTGATTCCGAGCAGTCCATCACTAGCGAAATGCTAGAGTCTCGTGGCATTGATAGGCAGCGGGTTGCGGTTCTGCCTGTGGCTACTGTGGAAGAGTTCCGTCACCAGTGCATTTCATCCATTGACAAGTATCTGGAAACCGATGAAGCCAAGCGTCCACGCATGATGATTGTACTTGACTCGCTAGGTATGTTGAGCACTGAAAAAGAAATGAACGACACCGCAGAAGGCAAGAACACCCGTGATATGACCCGTGCACAGGTGGTCAAGGCTGCGTTTCGTGTGCTTACCATCAAGTTGGGGCACGCTCGTATTCCCATGATTATGACCAACCACACCTACGATGTGGTGGGTGCGTATGTGCCAACCAAGGAAATGGGTGGCGGTGCAGGACTAAAGTACGCTGCGTCCACTATTATCTACCTGTCCAAGAAGAAGGACAAGGTGGACAATGAAGTGGTGGGCAACATCATCCATTGCAAGACCTACAAGAGTCGCAAGACCAAGGAAAACAAGATGGTGGATGTGCAGTTGAACTTTGATACGGGGCTGAATCCGTATTACGGGCTGCTAGACATTGCCATCAAGTACGATATTTTCAAGAAGGTGTCCACCAAGGTTGATGTGGGTGGCGGCAAGACTGCGTTTGAATCGCAGATCATCAAGAATCCTGAAAAGTATTTTACCAAGGAAGTCATGGACAAGTTGGAGGTTGCGGTTGCCAAGGAGTTCTGCTACGGCAAGGACGAGCCGACCCCGACCGAGGAAACTGAAGAATAATTGAGTTAGTCTCGTGGAAGTCAACAAAATTTATCATGGGAATTGCCTTGATGTTATGGCAACCTTTCCTGACAATTCTGTAGATTTGATTGTTACCTCTCCTCCGTATAACAACTGGAGGAATCGCCGAACTCAAGCAAACCGAAAAGATTATTGGAAACGAACCAACATCGTTTACGATAATTACTCTGACAAAGAAGAGGACGATGCGTATGAGGCAGGTCAAGTAGCAGTCATAAATGAAATGGTTCGTGTTCTGAAACCCACAGGAACCATTTGCTATAACCACAAAGACAGAATATTCAATTTTCAAGTAAAAAGTCCAATTGAATGGATTCTGAAAACCAATGCAGTATACAGGCAAAGAATCACATGGGACAGGTGTGGAATGCAAGCATATAACCCTGTGCGGTTCTATCGTGTAGAAGAGGACATCTACATTTTAGGAAAGCAAGCCAAAGGATTTACTTGGAACAAAGAGGCAGCAAAATTTTTGAGTGTGTGGAGAATTGTTCCTAATAAAAATGTACACGGACACAACGCCACTTTCCCAGAAGAACTTGTTCACCGATGTGTTCTTGCTTTTACCGAGAAAGATGATATAGTACTAGACCCATACAACGGAACGGGAACCACAACAAAGGTTGCCAAAGAAATGGAAAGACGATATATTGGTATTGATATTTCTGAAAAATACAATACAACAGCAGAAAGCAGGCTTGTATGAGTACGATTGAACAAACAGTTATTGCAGGACTCATCAACAACGAAGAGTTCTGCAAGAAGACTGTGCCATTCCTTCAAGAAGAGTACTTTGCCAATCGCCCTGATCGTGCGGTGTTCCGTGAGATCAAGGGATTCATTGAGAAGTATAAGGGGGTTCCCTCCAAGGAAGCCCTCCTTATCTCTTTGGAAGGCGACAAGGCTCTTACCGAAGACGAGATCAAGCGGTGCAGGGAAACTGTGGACGCGGTGTGCAGAAGCGAAAAGCAAGACACCCAATGGCTATTGGACACCACAGAAAAGTTCTGCAAGGACAAAGCCATCTACAATGCCATTCTTGAATCCATTCATATTATTGATGGCAAGGACAAGGTGCGTACACCCAATGCTCTGCCTGATATTTTGAGCAAGGCACTCGCGGTTTCGTTTGACACAAATATTGGTCACGATTACCTTGAGAACTACGAACAGCGTTACGAAGTGCTGCATCGTGAAGAAGACAAGATTCCGTTTGACTTGGAAATGTTCAACTTGATTACCAAGGGTGGTGTGGCTCCCAAGACTTTCAATGTGGTCATGGCAGGCACAGGCGTG